CGACTGGTGCCCCTCAATCTTGCCAGCAATACGCATGGCAGGGAATTCCTCAATAAACTCCTTACCAGGATTGGTTGTATCAAATGTATCATTGATACACATAGCAGCGCGGGCATCACCAGAACTGCGTTCAATGATTGCGCCCTTTACAGCTTCTGTTTTGTATTTAGGAATACCAATAGCCAAGGCGCATTCAGTAATTGCAGATTTAGGCATATACCTAGAGACAGCACCCAAAGCACGAACATTATCACGACCATATTTTGATATAAGATAATCAAAAACTTTTTCTCTGGATCTGTCTGGGAAATCAACGTCAATATCAGGCAAGTCGAAACGATTGATATCAATGAAACGCTCGAAAATAAGATTGTGAACAATTGGGTCAACCTCAGTAATACCCATAAGGAAGCATACAAGACTACCAGCTGACGATCCGCGTGATGGGCCTACCAGCATAGACTTCTTGGCATGCCTAATCATGTCTGCTACAATCATAAAGTATGATTGATAGTTTTTCTGATAAATCAGATCAAGCTCATAATTGAGCCTAGTTGTATAAACATCATCAAGAAATAGATTCTTGGCTTTGGCAGACTTCAGGCAAATATCCATCAGATCGAATTCACCTTTCCATTCAACCATCTCAGCCATCTGAAGTTTGGCATCACAATGATCTGCTAGATCACCAAACTCCTGTGGGATGATGTGCATTGGGCCAACTCTCTGATCGAAGTTGGCGATGTAGGAATCCACTCTTTTGGAGAATCCGGCAATGATTTCATATGCCCCTCTATCTTCTGGTGTTGGGAAGAAGTTCTCATGTACATGCTCCCCAAGACAAATAATCCCATCATGAAGATCAGCAACATCAGCAGTAGACAGACGTGGAAAATAGAAAAAATTTTCATATGCTTTCTTTACCAATTTGTAAAGTTCTACAAGACCTTCATCATTCTTAGCAATGAATGTAGTGTACACATGGCCAGTCCTGAGTTTCTCATTCTCTGGCCTAGACACGCGGAGCCTTACACCATACAAAAGTTTGAAGCCATGTTTCTTGGCTTCTTTGGTTGCTGGAATATGAGCAAATGTATTGTCATAATCTGCAATACCAATAACACCATTGATTACATACTTGTGCAGATCCTGCAAAGGCATATAACACTGTTTGTAAGAATACCCTGTTTTGATAATATTGAACTTCATGCACACCTCCTGGTAGGATTATTATACCCTAGTCGAAAAGTAAAGTAAAGGGTGGTTATTTTGGCGCACGAGAGGCCGTTTCTTTAGCGGTTCGGCTAGTTAGACCCCGGAAGATTCGCGTAGAAACGCGCTAAAAAGCCCCTAGGGAAACAAAGTCTCTAGGGGCCTAGGGGTAGATAGGGATTAAACGGAATCGGGGCTTAGAATCGCTCCGGGTAAGTCTCCTTCAAATGGTGATAGCACCTTACAAGAGCGAAAACGTCAGCTTTTGCAGTATGTGCATTCTCATGAGGCTTTCCAGTACAGAATGTATGCAAGTTTGCAAGATTCATTCTGCGCTGTTCAATCCACTTTGTCTTTTCTACAGTGCAGATATGATTTGGTGGCCAAGGGAAATTAAGAAGTTTGTCACACCGTAACAATTCGTTTGCCAGCATTGATCTATCGTATGGAAGATTGTGAGCAACAATATTATGAACGCCAACAAAGAAATTGCATAGATCGTCAACAACATCAGCAAACGCGGGACTGGATGCAACTTTAGCATCATCAATGCCATGAATGCGAGAAGTCTCAGGTGGAATTGGTATGGGAGGTTTAAGATAAGTTTCAAATTCTCCAAGAACATTAAATTGATCATCTATCTTCACCGCGTAAAATTCAACAATGTAAGGTTGCTTGCTAATGTCATTAATACTTGGTTCAAGCAAGCCTGTTGTTTCTGTATCAAATAGAACTGTTATCATCGTTATATTCCAATTCAATTAAAAGTTGAAGACAATGGATTGCTTTCTCAAGATCCTGTTTGCCATTTTTGAATCTATGCCTGCTGACATATTTAATTACATTTGACTCAAGACCAAGCAATTTATTTTTCTGGCAATACTCATAAGGCTGAATTGACATTAACTTGTAATGATTGCCTCCAATCTGTTCATCATGTGCACTCACATTGTCCTCCCATTCTTTGCGATTGGAACTGCTTCATGAATGATTTTGTCAAACTTTGATTGCAGATCATCTCTGTCAGGTACATGGGTGTGTTCCTGCATTGGACAGGCAGTATAACGCGGAAAAGCGCACACACCATACCATACACAAGCAACCTTGATAAACTGTTCTGCCCAGGGATGTACCTGCTTAATCTGCTCTACCATTTGTTTGAATACATTCTGATACTCACCCTGGGTTCTTGTGCACAAACGAACAAGAGCCATGTTGTGAATGGTTCTCAGGTCAAATTTACAGATGATGCCAGTTGAGATATTGGTTGGTAGAATTCCGCGTGCGTCTTGCACAGGAATGCCTGCTTCAATCATATCTGCATAATCAATCAAAACATTCTCTGCAGCTTGGTCAAAGAAAGGATTTCCAGATGTATTGATCACTTCATGATCTCTTACATCAACTGTACGCTGAGACTCCTGAGCATAAGATCCAGTTCTGGTGCGCACAAGCTGGTGAGTAAATGCGCGGGTGACTCCAGCGATCTCAAATGTATAATCAACAAATTCAAATGATGATTGAATTGTGTCAATCATATATCCAAATTCTTCCAATTTTCTTTCATAAGACCAATTACAAATGTCTTCAAATGTTACCTTACCCTGAAGCCTTGTGTTCTTGGTATAGATCAAAGTCTCAAGAGCAAATTTTGTATAATTAACTAGCTTTACATTCATATTGAATTGCTCACTAAATCATATGGACTGTTCATAATTTTCTTAATCTTGAGCATGTCCTTATACATATCATCGAGAACAATATTCTTCCAGATTGCAAGACGGCCCAAGGAATATATATTATACCTCAATGTAGCCTGCAAAATAAAGTTTTTTCTAATACTGTCATTCATTTTGACAATCTTACCATTACTCTGCTCTTCATTCATTACAATGCTATGAATGATTGCATCGTTAATTCCGAATGACTCATATACATTATACATATGTTCTTCCCTTAATCTTTTGGTGCTTTCGATAATAAGGGTGTCACCAGTGATAGATGCTCTGTAAATATATGAATGAGTGCATACATTGTAATTTGTCATGTATACATCTGAATTCGATATTTTGCAGGTTGAGATATAAATCTTCCTGTTTGAATTTTCAGGCATTGAAACTGGCATATCCAATTTTGATGCAAGCACCGGCAAAGGAATTGTGCTAATTACTTTTTCACCTTCATCGCGCCAGCATGGTTCTTCATTGTATTCAATTCTGTGTTTGCAAATGTCTAGCAATCGTTCTTGAAAATCCGCTGGTGCTATCCAGCGTGTCTCAGGATTCTGATGGACAATTGATCTGTATGATACAGTATCACTTACTTTGAGTGAATACAGGGCGATAGCACGCGGAGTCAATGGAATGTGTTTGTCACCATCCCAAATAGATTTATACACCTGAACAGGTTTGAAAGGAATGCCAAGTGCATCACCAATATCAGATGATCTGAATCTTAGCAATGCTTTGTGAATTTTGGTTTCTGACAGTGGCTCAAGAATAGGAACATTATTGTATAATGCCCCAGTGATAAGCCCTGCCAATCCAGAACCTACAATTACCATATTTGTTTCTCCAGTGCATAAAAAGGGGAGCCAAATGACTCCCCTTGCCTCTTCAGACTAGATCAGGATTATTCCAGATCTTCATCAGAATCGTCATCACCTTCTGCATCATAACCAGCGCCATTAACAATGGCATTGGCCAGCTTACGGATGCTCTGGTAATGTGAAGCATGCTTCTTAACATTGTCAGAGGTTTCCGGGTTGCCGTCGATACCCTGAATGATAGCTTCAGCATCATGCTTGCTCATTTCAGGGTTGGCGATAAGAGCTTCATAAAAGCGTTTTGCGAAACCTGCACGGCCAGTTGATTCTGCCTTCGGCTTGGTGAAGTATGCAATGTCATTCTTACGAGCATACCAACGGATTGAGCCAGCAGCAGACTTTTCGTCAACACCCTTAACAGCGGCAACGATGGCAGCAACAGCAGAAGCAAAACCTTCTTCAGTGCTCAGGTCAGCACCAGACAGAATGGAAGCAATCTTCTCATCCTTGCTTTCCTTAGATTCAACAATGCCTTCATCAATAAGGAACTGGGCATAGTTCTTGGCAACAGTCTTAAAAGTGTCACCAGCCTGGATCATAGAAAGCTTGATCTGATCTTCAGATTCGCCAGCAGTTACACCAGCGCGGAAAGCGTCAAGAATTGCATCACTCATTGTAAACTCCTTTATTTGAAATAAGCCCCCGTTTGAGGAGCGTTTAGATTAACCTAATTTAAGCTGAGAGTAAAGCCTTATCAAAAGAAAAATCCGTGATAATAGGATACTTCTGTGAAGTATTGACTTTTATCCTTGTCGGCTGACTTAACTTTTCTTTCAAAACCTGTTCAACAGTCTGTCCAACACCACCACGATACTTTACCCAGTGCCTACCTTTATGTCCAGCATAACCTGGATGCTCCAAACAGACATATTCGCTGAATGCTCTCAATCCACAAATGTATGTAACTTTGAGCATTGGTGGGCTATTGCGTTTTTTATATTCCTGATACATAACTCTGCCAACAATGAACCAATGCTCTTTCTGGGTCATTACTACATCTGTAACACCACCCAGCGGGTTGAGATCTGTTTTGAAAACAAACTTGTGGCCACAAAAGCTGCAAACTCGAACTGAGGGGTGATGTATTGTGTCACAGTCAGGGCAACGCTTAGTAATAGGCTCCCCACCAGTACCCTTACGCTTTCTGTTAACATGTATATCATTGATTGGTCCTAATCTTTCAGTATTGCCAGCAAAATCTAATATGAGACAATGATCTTTATTTGGAGCAACACGAGTGCCACGGCCGATAGTCTGAACATGTATAACAGGAGATTTGGTGGGTCTGAGGAGAGCAACAAGATCCACATCTGGTACGTTAAACCCAGTAGTAAGAATATCCACATTAACCACTGCCCTATAGAAACCTGACTTAAATTGTTTAATAACTGTGTCACGATCTGCATCCATTTTAGAATGAACTACACCAGTGGGTATACCATTGCGAATTAATGTTTCAGCAATATGTTCCGCGTGGTCAATGTCAATGGCAAATATGAGCCACTTTTTATAATTCCTGCCATTAACAATAATCTCCTTTACACAAGCATTAGTAATGCCCACTCTGTCAAATTTATTAGACATGCCTTTGAGATCGAAGTCACCACCCACAGTCCTGATATTATCTGTATCCAATTCATTGACAGTAGCGCGTGTTCTAAGTTTTGATAGATATCCTTGGTCAACAAGATCATTGAACTTATCGCGAGTAGTAAGATCATATATAAGATCATCAAAAATACAATTCTCGTTTCCATAGATGAGCCCAGAGCCCAAACGGAATGGCGTAGCAGTGAGTCCAATAACATGATCTATTCCTGATACAGATAAAAATGTTCTATACATGGAATCACTTTTGTTAGGGATGAGGTGGCACTCATCCACAATAACAATGTTAAAATCTTTAAACAATGATGCCATGCTATACGCGGATTGAATACCTGCTACAGTTATTTGTCTAATTTCTTTGCTATCAAGGCCAGCTGAATATACACCGACATTTGGATCCACATGATTTTTAATGGCCTCAACATCCTGTTCAAGAATCTCCTTAACGTGTGAAAGCACGAGAATTTTATATTCATTATTTTTCTCAAGCAATTTCAAAATGATGTCAGCCAATACCACTGTCTTGCCAGATCCAGTAGGCATGGCAATCAGCGGATGCTTGTTTGGATTTTTAGCAATATAGTCAATTACCTTTTGGGCAATTGGTTCTTGGTATGGGCGTAATGTATACATATCAATCCTTACTATTATATATCACTCTTGCGATAATATATGAATCAACGCTATCATGTAATTCAACACGATTGTCACCATATTCTCTTGCTTTGATTAAACCAATATTATCTAAATTCTCAGCATACAATTTTGATCCTTTGTTATCAAAGAATACAATGTGATAATTGTTTACGTCATATTTACTCATAACAATCTGCCTTTTCATATCTGGGACAACCTACACGCTGAGTAGCTGTAGTGAGAATGGTGCCAAGTTCATCACAGGTCCATTCGCCAGCCATCTCAATATTAGCATATTTGCAGGTTCTACAATTGACTGAAGTTGGAACTGTTGCCTTCTGACAATACTCATATGCGCCGCACATCTTGCAGGCAAAATATGTTCTATGTCCAATTCTATCAGGTGGATATTCCGCTGTAAGAATGTCCATGGCAATGCCCTCATGTTCTTCAAAACATTCTGGGTCAAAATCATAGACTGTATACTCACGCTGCTCATTGTTTTTATTTGTTACAATGAACAGGCATTTATCCAATCCAAGTTTGCCCATATACATATTGATCTGTACATAGTATTCTGGATCAGAACGTTCAAGGCCCTCTTTGAGATAAGTCTGGAATCTTTTATCATTCATGGTTTTGAGCTCAAGAAGC